AGGATTGTGAAGATCCACGATTTTTTTGTTTGTTTCAAAGAATTGTTCTCCAAATGTACCGCTTTTAGTTTTACCAATCAAAATGTTCTCTAACGCCTTTGGTTTTTTCTTGTGCTCAATATTTCGTGCGTTATCCAAGATTTCTTCGATAGTACATGATTTCACTAACAATTCGGGAAACAATTTGACCAAAGTCTTTTCTCCCAACATTTCTATACCATCTATGTTATCAGACTTGTCCCCTGTTAGAATTTTGGTTAATAAGACGTTTTGGTGGGGTATGTTGACCTTATTGATAGTAATCATGTCTCCATACCTGTAATACTGTTTAGAGGTCGGAGAATAGATGGTTACCCGTTCTGATATAAGTTGAGTTAAGTCTTTGTCTGCAGAAAAAATTATGATTTCTTCATCGATAGACAATTTGGTATAGTAAGCAATAAGGTCATCCGCTTCGTTGTTAGTCATTTCAACTTGACGCACGAATATCTCTTCGAGGTATTGTTTGACCCGAGACTTCTGTTGAAGATATGATTCGTACTTAAACTCATTCATATCTTGACGACGATTCGCTTTGTATTGGGGATAGATAGATTTACGAATAGATGAGTTAGAGTTTCCATCCCAGAATACCACAACCTTATCGTGATTGTGTTCTTCTAAAAATTTTCTCAAGATGTTTATAAAATGGTAGATTCCACCTAAGTGGTCTCCACCATTATACAACTCCTTTACTCCATGAAATCCTATCTTGAACAGATTGTCTCCGTCCACTAATAACGTTTTAATCACAATTCGTGATTTAAGTGTGAAATAATAAACTAGTCTTCTTTTTCTTCTTTCAGAGTAAAATCACCATCAGTTCCGATAATATCTTTCCAATAGTCAGCATACTCTTTTTTGTATTTTTCCAACGAAACTTTTTCTTCAGATGCCTCTTTACCTCCAATGAATCCGTGTGGTGTAACAATAATCTTTCCATCGTCATAACCCAATCCATTGATGTGGTTCTTCATTACTGAAACTTTTGTTCTTGACGCAAACTTAATAGTTCTTTTGTCTTTGGTCGCAGTAATCTTAGTTGTTCCTGCACCTTTTTGATTACCAAACAAAAATACCAAAGATGAGTTTAACCAAATCGCTTCACCACCCTTAGCCTTAATTTTAGGTTGTCCAAATGGATTATCAGGAAGTTCAACCCAAGGTTGATTAACAATAACCAAAGTGTTTTCATATTTTGAGTCAGCTTTACGAGACCCTGAAATACGTTGGTTAATACCCATTCCAATTTTATCTGCTAAAGTAGATGCATTGTGTTGCTTTCCACCTTTTCCTTCATAAGTCATCTTACAAGGAACTGAACCAACCGAATCCCATAGGAACAACAAACTATAATCCAATTCACCTTTTTCTTGAGCATCCAACAAACTATTAATGTAGTCAGTTATTTGTTCAATATACTCAAAGTTATTATTGAATATATAAAATCCATCCCAATCCAATTCACCCGTTTCTTCATCAACAACTTCTTCACATTGGAACCCCATCAATTTGGCATGTTCGAAACTCCATTTCTGTTCAGTAATAATGAACACAGGAAGGATACCTTTATTCTGAGCATCAACTGCCGTTTTCACCAAAGCTGTAGTTTTACCAGTATCGGAGTGACCCAAGAACATGTTAAGATGTCCAATGGCTGGTCCAGGAAGTCCAACGGCATCCAAGAAATCAGGACCTAAGTCAAAAAATCTTTGTGGTTTATACTTTGCTGAAGTAGAAAATTTTTTCTTCAGACTTTCGAAATCGTTTTTCTTAATTGCCATAAGGTTAGGGAAATGAAACTCGGACACCATAATAGTATCCGAGTTATTTTATTTAATTAGAACGGAAGGTCTCCGTCAGGTTCGTCGTTAGATTGTGGGTCTACATATGTAGATTTTTTGGAACCTCCACCGAATGATTCGGTTTCAACTGAACTGTCTCCGTAAACGTATCCACCTTTATCCGAATCCCACTTAGGAGTTTCTCCTCTTGCAATTGCCTCAAGGTAATCAACAGGTTTCTTAGAATAAACATCCAACCATGTCAACTCATCTTCCATCCAAGCCTTTGCTTGTTGTTTGTCACTATGCACTGGAGCTGGGTCGTCATACATAATAGTTGAAACTGTAGTATACTCTTTACCCTTTGGGGTTTTTGCTTTAGCAAGTTCAATGACTAAGTCACGTCCTTTTTCAGGGTCAGTAATGTCTCCTTTGTTTCTCCAAATAGGAATAATTTTGTCGAGGATACCATCATTCTTGAAGTTGTGTTTAAATCTCCAAAACTTTACACCATCTTCTTCGTGGTCTCTATCAATTACTTTCACAATATAGAATTTTCGTGAACGATACTGAGCCGCCAATAATTTGTCAGACTCTTTACCTGTAGACATCAATTCTTCGTAAACCTCATTCAAAGGTGAACGTTCGTTGTCATTTTTTCCTGGATCGTAGAATTTCTGCCACTGTCCACCCACTTGAATTTCGTGGTACCATGCTTCTTTGAATGGTGATGAACCATCTGAAGTTGGAAGAATTCTCACTCTTCTCTGTCCTGATTTCTCTTTGTCTCCTAAGATTAAAGCGAAATACTTTTTCATTCTTTCGTCTTGCGACATTTTCGATTGGGCCCCGCCCCCTTGTTGTGATTTTTCGTACTGTGCCAATACGGCGTCTAATGAACTCATAGTTTTTTTTAAGAATTAAAATGATAAATTATATAAACAAAGATAAGTAAAAGTAAGAATAAGTCAAATAAAAAAGGTACCCGAAGGTACCTTTCAAACGTTTCGTTCAGTTTTATCTGAATGATGTTTTATAGACTTCATTATCTAATCCTCCTCCAGGTTGGAAGGAATTTTTAATGTCGTTTACATTAATATCAGTAACTTCGTCTGCCGTTAAAACATAATCATTTTTTCCCGTCTTTTCCATTTCTTCTGACTTATCATCGAAAAATTGTGAAAGTTTTTGACTGAATGGATAAGAGTCATATGTTCTTAACTCTAACTTTTCTTGTGGAGTTTTTTCTCTATATTTTTCAATCTTATTCTCAAGAGAGTTAAGTTTGTTCATGATATTGTCCATTTCTCCCAACTTGGACTGTAAGTCATTAAGTTGATTAAATAGGTTATTGAAATATTCTTCTTGCTTTGTTTCAATATTTTTTTGTGAGTCAACCAAATCCGTAATTTCCAATTCTTCAGTACCTCCTTCTTCTTGTGAATCACCTTCATCATCAATCTTCTCAACATCAGGATCTGATTCAACATCTATTGGTTGTGGTTCAGTTGTTTCTGGCGCTGCAGGTGGTGTCGCTTCAGAAGGTACTGGAGCTGGTGCGGGTTCCGCTGCTGGTTCAGGTGTTAAAGCCGCCAAGGCATCTTCTTCTGCTCCCGCTTGTTCTAAAATATATCGATTGATTTTTCTATGTCTCTCGATTTCACTGAGAATTTTTTTATCTAAACTCATTTTTTATCCATTTAATAAAGTTTTTATTCCGTTAGCGGTTTCTACTCTAACTCTTCGGTTTGCAGTAGTTTGGTGTCCAGCTCTTTCGATAAGACCGTCTCTTTCTCTCACTGTGTAACAATCTCCAGTATCCAAGTCACAAACTTGTTTTGTTCCGTCTCCATTGTCTTCCTGTGAAAATCTAACAGATTTACCCAGATAATTGTCTAATGCTGATTTAATGTTCATAAGAATCTTTTTATATAAATATGTTGTTATGTTATAAAGTAAATTTTTGTGAGGTTACAGTGAAAGACGAATTTGGTAAATTAGCATCCGTATAAGTCAAAATCATTTGAAACTCTCCCAACTCTCTGACTGTTACTACATTTGTATATTTTGTATCAGGAGTATTTAGGGTACTAACATTCACTTGACTTAGAGTTGGTAATTTAACAATCCTAATCTGTGTCGCAGTCAAGTTTGTAATAGGAGTCAATTGGAATGTATAATATCCTCCATTTGGTTTTATGATGTTGTAATAACTATTACCATCATAGGCCGGTAGTTCTCCCGAGTTGGTATTCGAAACTAAGATAATTTGTCCAACACCTGATGGAGATTTTTGTGGTACATTCAATTCAAAAACATAATTCGAAGGAAAATCTTTTGGATTTTTTGTTCTATCGTCAGGTATTGCCAACACAGTTATATTGACAACCGCTCTTATGTTTTCAGAACTGAACTGGTCAAGATTTAATAAGGTGGTCATTTGTTCTTTATCAATAGAAAAGACCTGTTGATCATCTGAAACAAAGTTTTCAAGTTTTAAATTTTCTTCTGACTTTATTTCTTCTTTTTTTGGAACATTGTTTGGTCCAACAGTTAATTTTTGAATTATATAACTATAAGTGTTAGTTTCACTTATTTTCCATCCTTCAACTTTAGGATTTACTGCAACTACTAAATTTAAAGTATTTCCTAACGCATCTCTCTGAATTTGGAAAACTGTAAGTGGAATGAAACCAGTATCTTGTGGATTCAAATCCGACCCAACTAAATCTTGTTGATTAACTGTAATTTGTTGTTGGGTGTTTGTATTTCCATATCCGCCTGGAGATGATAAATTTGCATTTTCTAAAGCTGGATTATAGGTGAAATCGACTAAACTTTCAAAACTTCCGAACTCTGTCGTAACTGTAATTCTTCCTGTAGCAACACTTTCACCTTCTGGTATTTGTATTTCAGGTAAAGAGAATCTCAAAGTTTGTGGATTGAAAACTTTAATTTGAGAAATATCAATGACTTTATCAATTACTGTAATTGATTTCACAGACTCAAAATTCCTACCGTTTACTTGAACAATAGTTCCCTTAAATCCTGCTGAAGGTGAGAATGTGGATACAACAGG